CTGATTTTTTGAGCAATTCATCAATCTGCTGCTTTGTTACTGCATTTTTCATTTTTTACCTCCTAAAAATCAAGTCAAAGTAATCTGCACACCGTCAATTTTAGTGCCGATAACGCCTGCATAGCCGTCCTGTGAGCTGTCTTTTTCGGTATTGTGCTGATATGGCATAAATTTGTTTTTGCCTTGCTTGCGTGCTCTGTATGTAGCTTTATAGTCACCCACACCCGAGAACTCGACCTGAATGGCGTCAATGACTTTGCCAAGGATACCTGCGTAACCGTTATTGATGTCATTGATGTCATAGCCGTCTACCCAGCCAAGCCAATCACCATTGAGCAAATGCACTCTGTACTTAATTTTACCGTTACTAACCTTAACAGCAACCGCAGAAATAGCCTGCTTCGCTCTGCCTGCTATATTCGACAAACCTTTGACCTCATTGTACCAACGATTGTCAGCGTACACACGATAAGTCAGCGTTGGTTTTGCGACTTTGCTTTCAGACTTGCCGAATATGTTATCGTTGTAAATTACATTTGTGTCAATGTTACCGCCGTAACCGCTGACCTTGCCCGTTGAGCTGTTCTGCCAAATGTCACAAGCAAGCTCAGCTTTATCGTTATACTGAGCAAGCCATATGCTGTACTTTGCCTTTAATTTGTCGTAATCAAGATAGTTGTTAAACCAATTCAGATTGGCATACACACCTGCTCTGTAGTTACTTTTCTTGATTGTTTTGCAAAATCGTTCTGCAATCTCTGTAAGTTTTGTTTTGCCGAGTTTAACTTGCGAATTATCTTCCAAATCATAATAAATCGGCATATCAAGAGATTTGTTATTAATGCATTCAAGGCAAGCCTTTGCCTCTTTTTCTGCATCGCCGGCGCTGTCGGCGTAACTATACCAATAGATACCGATTTTAAGCCCTGCCGCTTTAGCGTTGCGATAATGGCTTTCAAACATCGTATCCTTTTGTGATTTTTCTCTGCCATAGCCGGCTCTGATTATTACAGCCTTAATTCCGCTGTCCTTAAGTTGTGTAAAGTTAATATTCTGCTGAAATTCCGAAACATCAACACAAGTTACTTTTGCCATGGTCATTCTCCTTTATTTAGATTTTCAACAACTGTCCAGTCACATTTCGTTGCCGGAGCTGCATACAATTTCTTAATTTCAGATATATTGACGCAGCGGTCAACAGTAAGTACATTCGGCGTGTCAGAATATGCGCCCTTGAGAGTTCTTGCTTGGATTTCCGTTCCACCAAAATCACAATTTCTGATTGTAATATTCGAGCCTGTTTTCATATGTAAGCCGAAGCTGCTATTATCTGCATTATCGTGATTTTGATAACCTATCGTGCAGTCTGTGGGGATAATTTTGCAGTTTTCAATCAATCCTACCTCACCAAAGCTGTGACCACATCCGAGCGCTGGAACCGTTGTTTTGCCAGAATAATCAACGCAATCAGCACGACCGCCCCACTTGAAGATACAATTAGATACCGTCCATTCAGTTGCATAGCCTGTGCCGCCGCTTTCAAGATGTAAAGCGTAACGGATATTTTTACAATCAAATGTAAAGCCTTTTATGTGAGTGTGGACATTCAAATCCAAATGAAAAGGACATTTTTTGATTATATCTTCAGATTTTAATGTAGACTTATCAAAGCCTGTTGCTCCGTCCCACTTGATAACCGTTGCAGCTGGGTTATAGATGTTCTCAGATTCGTAATAAACATAGTCTTTCATCATTACCCCACGATAGCCGATTAATCCCACATCAGACATTCCTGCAAATTTATCTTGCAAATCTGTATATATGCCTTGTGCAACGATGATTGTGTAGCGATTATGGTAGTTGTTGTCTGTTATGCTATCATTAGCAGACAGAATAGAATTGAACTTCGTCACGCCAAAACCGTCAGTATTCTCGTTGTAATCATTTGAAACATACAAATAATGCATAGCGTAGTCGGGAGCTTGGTACAACTCAGGTTTAATATTAGACTTTATTAAGTCAGGGTTAGAATAAGCTGTATGCTTATTGTTCTGTTCAAGTTGAAGATTACAACTGTTGTCAACAAGTCTATTTGTAGCAACCGCAATTTTAATCGAATTTACGGTTACATTTTCTGTCGCTGTATAAGTGGCCGCTGCATTTTTAAAAGCACTAACTTCTGACAAGAGCCACGATGAGCTAATAGATGTCTGCTCGTTCGCAGGATAGAAAACACAACCGCTGTTTGTAATATTAGCAAAATTCTGCAACGATAAGCAATACGCTTTGCCTTGTTCAAGAGTAACCGCACGCTTGAGTTTGAGATAAAAATTAACCGCAGCGGTAGATGTGCCGCTTAGTGTTATTTTGTTGTTGCTGACTGAAATTGTAACGCCGTTTGCTGTCTGCTCTGTGTCCTCAAGCGATGTGAGATTAATGCTTGTAGATGTATTGAGCAAAGAGTCTTTTGCTATCATTTTTGCAGATGCGGTTTCGATTGCCGCATTTGTGTCATCAATACGCTTTTCGATATTTGTATTGCTTTCTTTGATTTCAACGACACTATGGCTAAGTGTTTCAATATTAGTGCCCATTACTGCTATATCCACACTGTTGCTGTAGATACCGTCGTCCATACGATTTAAGTTTGTTGCGTTCAGCGCCGGAACAGCTCCGTCAACCCAATTAATTTTGCTGTAACTCATTTATCTCATCCTTTCCTAAATATTCTGTACCTTCTGCCGTCAGTCTTACTCTCATGCCGTTAGTGCCTTTCAGCGTTCGTTCAAGTATAAAACTGTCGACCGTTTCCGTGTCCGTAAAGCCTGTTTTTATGCTCACCTTGTCGCCGCATTCGAGCCACCACCTACCGTAAACATCAGCTTTAAAAGGCCTGTAAGCATACAAATTGTAAAAGATGTAGTTGTTATCTTTATTATCGTTAAAACTTGTAACAATACCTGCAATGTCGGTACAGCACGCAGTAATTATGTTGTCCGATATATACCAACTTTGTTTTTCTTCTTCTGTATGACCGTACGAAAAATAGCTGTCCTTGTTGTACTTAAACTTAATAAGATTAATACTGCGTGTTATGTATTCCTCAAAGTCGAGGTTGCTGTAGTTGTCAACGACCTCGGTTTTAGAATTTAAAATTTGAATAAACTTTATCTTGCCCTCTCCGCTCATAATTGCAAAACAAGCATTAAGTTCGCAGTACGCGCTCAACAAGTCCGCTATCGTAGTTTTGTCATTGAAAGCCGATTTTACAAGATCCAATTTCAGTGACAGCTTATTGCTGTCATTAAAGCCTGTAAATTCGTTTTCGTAATCATAATCCTTTAAAAAGCTGCTGCAGAGATATACTCTCAAGTCATATAAACTTATTTTTGGCGAATAAATCGCAAGGCTTGTAAAGTAGTTGTAAGCGTATTTTTGCGAAGCGAGGTATAAATCGTCATATGCGATAATTTCCTTTACCGCCCTGTTTTTCTGTCTTGATGAGCTGTTGACAGTACCGCAGAATAGCGACACCTCAATAACTCCAGACTGATAACCGCAATATAAATCTGCACTCGGCAATACTGTATCCGAGGGAAATAAAAGCCCTTTGCTGTATGACTGTTTCATTATAACTTTAATGCGTTTGCCATTAAGCTCTGTGTCAACATTTATCACTCTTACAGTAAGCTGACCCGCAATACAGCCGCCGAGTTTAAACTCCTTGCCGTCACTGATTGCCTGCGTAAGTTCAAGACTTTCAGATACAATATTCTCGCCCGTGATGTCTGGAATATCGTCGTCAGGAAAGCTGATAATTATTTCCCTTTGCAAGCTGTCATTGAGCAGTTGCTTTTTGACCTCATCTGTTAAATTTATCATACCGCACCCCCTTAATACTCAATAAGCTCAATGCTTATCGGGTTGTAGAGAATATCAGTCTTGCTTGCGTCCATAACCGAAAACTCAATATCGGGAATATAGAAATATCCGCTGTCATATGAGTTGGTTTCATCGTTCCAATATGTAACATAACATTTGCGTTGTACTGTGTTCACGATTGCAGAATTAATAATATTCTGCATATTGATTTTCTCGTTCAAGTGCAGAATGTGGGTAGAAAAAGTAATGCTTGTCTTACCTGTCGGCAGTGTTGAACGCTGTAAACTGCCGTTATCGTCACGCTCGGCATCATTGTCCATACGCTGATCAGGTGTTGACGAATATTCAGCGAAATAGTTATTAGGAAATTCGGTATTTCCGAATTTTAGTAAATAACCTTTATAATTTGACATACTGCACCTCCTTTACGCAAATGCCGATTTGCCGTTATGGCGGTTTTTATAAAGTTCGTTTTGCTTTACGATTTCGTTAAAAATATCATTGCCGTTAATTTCAGCGACAAACTGATAGTAGTTACCGCCATTGTTTCTGAATATTACGAACATCTCATACAGCTTTTTAAGATACGACAGAATTTCGCCGAGAATTACCGTATCCTCGCCGTTAGAAGTATTAATCATACCTTGTAGCTTGCTAAGCGGCGCAATAACTTCTGGATTGCCCGAATTAGCTCCTGCGTTATCTCCGACTACCGCAAGTGTCGGTGCTTTGACAAGTCCGCCTGTTGCAAGATGTGGAATAAGAACAGGTTCGTTAGGCATTGACCAACCCCATTCCTGCCCGAAAATCGAACCGATTGCGTCAGCTATACCGCCGATAGTATTAACGATAGCGGCTACAACCGTATATATACCTGTCAGCAATAGGTTTATACCGTCAATTATCAGATTAACAAAGCCTTTGATAATGCCCCATATGCCGTCCCATATACCGCCGAAAAAGTCTTTGATACCGTTCCAAGCCTTTTCCCAGTTGCCCGAAAAAACACCTGTTATAAAGTCAATAAGACCGCCGAACGATTTTAAAATACCGCCCACAACATCGCCTATAACTCTGAATACTGTTTCAAAAATGCTTTGAATATTTCTCAGTACCGTATTAAATACAGGGCCTAATGTATCGCTTATGAAGTTCACAAGCGGGGAAAGCCAATTATTCCATATTGTTGCAATACAGTCGCAAACCTTGCCGAAAACAGTCCATAGCTGTTCAAAAATCGGTTTAAGGCAATCTGTCCATGCGGACTGAAATACTCCGACAATGAAATTCCACGCAGGCATAATCCAATCATTATAAACATTCATAAGCGTTGTGCCGATATTAAGGAACATATCGCACACATTCTGAAAAATCTCAGAACCGCCCTCGCCGTCCCACCAGCCAAGCAGGAAGTTACCGATGTCTGAAAATACGCCGCCCACGAAGTTCATAACATCTGCCATTTGAAGTTGAATATTGTCAAAAAATTCTCCGATAGTTGCACCGTCATTGTCAATCCATTTTACAAGTGATTCGGTAGCTAAACTAAAGCCCTCCGAGAAAATCGTTCCGACCGCACCGCCGAAATCTGTAAAACCGCTGAGCAGATTTGAAATTGCGTCCTCCATTTGTGGGCGAACTCTGTCAACGCTCTGCCCGATGACATCAAAACCCTTTTCAAAGAATGTCGATAAATTATCGTAGCCTTTGCTGAAATTGTCGCCAATGGTTGTAATAAAGCCGTTGATTTTATTCTTGTCCCTATCAAGCCATTTTGCAACACCGCCCGTCAGTGTTTGCAGCCGTTTACCGCTAACCTGTACCACTCCGCCGACAAATGAACCTACCGCACCGAATGCAGATTTACCGACCTTTTGCACCTGTTTAAGATAATTTTGAGCTACCGGAACAGAATTTTTGAATATCGACTCACAATTTTTGCCGATAGCCGACCAATCAACCTTATTAATGCCCTTTTGAACATTATCCACAAAAACTTTAAATCCGCTCTTTTCGTACAGATTTTTAAAAGCACCCGAAACGCCGCTGTTTGTATCTTTAACAACAGCATTTGCAACAGAAGTTCCGCTGCTGCTTGCTGTATCACTTGCGGAAGCATCTGAACCGCCGCTATCGGATTTAGTGAGAACATTCAGCTTGTCAAAACCTGCAACGCTGTTCTTTGCTTTTTCTGCACTATCCGCAACACTTTCTAATGAGTTTGAACCGCTTTCTGCCTCATCGGTCAAATTTTCTGCCGAGCTTGCAGCGGCTGAAATGCTGTTTGCTGTATCATCTCCGTCCCAGTTGAACAGCTTTGAAAGCGCATTTATCGCCCCTTTGGCGTACTCTGTAAGTTTTGCGATAGCCGAAGAAAGCTTTTGCACAATATTCGTTGCTACTTGCAAAATTGGCTTGCCTATAACCGCAAGGAGCTGATTCCAGCTCTCTTTTAAGTTGCCTGTTACATTTTCCCAACCGTCTGATTCTCTGCTTGCTTGTCCGATAGCACCCGAAAGTTTATTTGCGTCTTTTACCATTTCAAGTAAAGTAAGCTGTTTCTGTGATTCTGAAAGTTCCGTAAACGATTTACCGTACAACTTGTTGGCCGCTGCGTTTCTTGTAGTTTCTGTACAAGACAGACCTAGTGCGGCGTCGTTTTCAAAGTTGCCTTTGAGAAAAGATTTAAGGCTTTCTGCGGTGTCCTCGAGTGAACGGTCATAATATGCAGCACTGTCGGCTGTTACCTGTAAAGCTTCTTGCATCATATTCAATGCATTGGCACTGTCCATACCTGTGGTTTTTGCAAAAGCATAAATACTCGTTCCCACACCCTGCAATCGGGTTTCGAGAATACCACTTTCCTTTGCAACACTCTGAATTGCACTTTTTGCTTGTGATTCCATTGAACCGAAAGTCTGCTCAAACTGAGAATTTGCCGCATTGACCTGTGCCGCCGATTCAATGCACTGCTGGCCAAACTGCTTAATCGCCGCTACCGAAAACGCAGCAACAATGGCAGAGCCGAGCTTTTTAAGTGAGCTTTTCATATTATTGCTTACGCTGTTTGCCTGCTCCTGCACTGCATTAAGCGATTTAGAAAAGCCTTGCCTGTTCAGTACAAGATTTAAGCCGATTTCGCCCACGGTTGTGTTATCCAATATGTTTCACATCCTTTCTGCATAAAAATAAGGGCGTTGCAAAATGCTTAACCCTGTGGTATAAAAACAGCGCACACCCGAAGATGTACGCTGTAATTAGCTTATTTAGTTGTTATGCTACATTTTTAAACATAATACGGATTAGATTTACCGAGCAAAGCAATAATATCTATAATTACACCAACGATAAATAAGCCTCCGGTGAAAAGATAAAGAATACCCATTCCGATTTTGCCTTCATAAAATTTATGAGCGCCGAGATATCCAAGAAAAATGCATAAAATTAATGCTACCCATTTGCTTTTAGGTTTTCCTTGCATTCCACCATTGGCGACCGCTGTCGCAGAGGCTGCACTTGTGTTATTGTTAGTGTTATTAATAACAATAGGTTGTGTACCTTGTGTATTTGTAATTTGCTCAACTTGACATCCACACAGTGGGCAGATAACAGCCTCTTTCGCAATTTTCCCACCACAATGTTTACAAAACTTTGTGGTTTCTTGTGTCTGCACAGTATTTTGATTTTCCATTTGTATCTCTCCTTTTATAATAAAATGTTACTTTATTTCACATTTTCTTTATATTACCAAAAATATACATAAAAGTCAAGATTTTTATAAAAATAAACAAAATTGTATGCAATATTTACATATTAGCAAATATCATTTCAAAGTCGTGCAAGGCGGTATTGATGTTCTCTTGTGTGCGCTGTTTTGCTGTGCGTGAACGCCACTTGTTGCGTATTTTATGTTGAGATGATGTAAAGTTCTTCAAAACATTTTCATCGTTCTCAAGGCGAATTTGAGCCGTTCTCGCAAGAGGCGTGTCAGCTCCCAAGCCACACAGCAGGGAGCTGAACTCCGCCCAAGTCATCTTTTTAAAATCTTCGGAGTAAATGCTCACCCCGTACTCTGACTTAAAACTCGATACGATTAAATCGAAATCATCTATTAAGTCGTAGCCGGGGTCTGAATTTCCCCCTCGCTGTCATTGTCGGCGATAAGCTCTGTTGCTGTTCTGATGAGCGTTGAGAGGTCGGCAAACGAGAGATGAAGTTTTGCAATCTTTTCTCTGTTCTCCTCATCAAAAAGAAGCTCAAGAGCCGATAAGATGTCCGATGTTTTTACGCCGTCCTCGCTGTCAAAAAGCGCAACCGTCTTAATGAAAGAAATTGCGTCGTTGTTGACCTCAATTTCTGTGCCTTTGATAACAAGTTTTGGCTTTTCGTCAAAATTAAGTTTGTTTGTAATATCAATAATTTTTGACATACTTTATACCTCCTTAGGCTGCAGGTGTGTATTCGGGCTTGCCATTTGACATAACCTCAAATTCAAGAGGTGCAACACTTGTGCTTGCGGCTGCACCGTTTGCTGTTACAGAGATAACCGCATTCTTGAAGAGTACGCTTGCACCGTTCGGGAAAGTCCACTTAAACGGAAGCTGTACGGCTGCGCCGTTCTTAAACGCAAGCTCTGCGATTTCATCATTGCCTGCGTCACCGATTGTACGCTTGCCCTTTACAGAGATTGTAACGCTCTTGGCTGTCATAAGTCTTGACTTCCAACCCTCGTTCTCAAACGCTGTCCATTCCTCAACGCCGTTGTCAAATGCAACCGAAAACTCCTCGCAATTTGCGATTGCTGTTGTGGCGGTGTCTGTACCTGCCTTACCTACCGCAAACTGATTTTCATAACATGGATAAACTCCACTTGATACTGCCATAATTATTTACATCCTTTCATAATAAAATTTAACTTCAATGACTTGCTCATAAACGCCCTTGTCGTCTGTGCCTACATCGACAGGCTCGGGTGTGAGCAGTTCAATAATATAAATTGTGTGTTTGTTGATTTCAACATCTTTTACACTGTAAAGCGTTTCAAATAAATTGCGTGCCTGTCGCTCTGTTTCATTTGCGTTGTTGTTCCAATGCAAGAGTAAAGACACGCTGATTGTGTTGTATGTACTCTCGTCACCAATTGCCCTTACAGGAGCACCCGACTGCTTGAGAGAGTACACACCGAGGGACTTATCTTGTTTGTTGTCGAGTTTACCGATGTAGTAATGCTCTGCCTTAAAGACAGTCTTTAAAAAGTCCCTTATGTCAGATAAATAAATCAAAGTCCTGCCTCCTGTTTGTAAAATCGTGCAAATGCCTTTTGACAAAAGTTTTGTCGTGCACCGCCCTTGATCCAAGGTGCAAGCCACTTGCCGCCGGCGGCAATGTTTTCCTCACGGCTGAAATTATATTCGGGATGAAAATACAACCGTCTGGCATACGGTGTACTCGATACGATTTTTGTTTCGCCCTCGGCAAGATTTGCATAATCGGCAAATGTGCTTTCGTTCTGCAAATTACCCGTATCAAAAGGCATAACCTGACTGTTTTTAATCTGTCTAAGCAATGCGTCTGTGGTTTTACGCAATGCCGTTTGCTGTGCTTTATCAAGCTGCTTTAATAAAGGCAAATTCAGCTTGATTTTTGATGTTACAGAAAAGCTCACTAAATCACATCCAATTCCGTAAAATTCACTGTACCGTCAGGGTTGCGGTGTTTAATGCCTTGTACGATGTTTCGTTTTACGCCGTCAAGGATTACAAAGCCACCGCTTAAAGTGGGGCTGTCGGGAACAATGTCACCGTCAAAAAGCAGCACTGCAGACACCTGCACGATTTTCTGTTCTTTTGTGTATATGGTCTTTGCTTTTGACTGCATATTGCAATGAGCATTACCCGCAAACAAATTAGTGTTCGGCAATAAGGTGTCTGACGGGTATATTTCTCCGCAGTGGAAGGCAACAACAGGAGAGCCGTCCTCAGTTATTTCCTCGCCGTAGATTGTGACCTCGACAGGAGTTTTACAGAACTGCTTTTTTACAAGTGACGGAAATTTCAAAACATATCACCTCATATTGCAGGATAACAAAGCCCTGTTGATTTAAGCAGAGAGTAGAGGTCCGCAGGAATTGCCACGCCGCTTATGCACATCAAATTCCAACTTGCGCCAAATTCCATTGATGTGCCGTTGATTGAATAGCTTTTCAGATAGGAAGAAATCATATCGGCATTTTCTTCTTCAAAAGCAGTAAGTCTGCTATGCACTCTGCTGATGATTCTCTTCTGCATTTCCGAAAGTTTTTCAAAATTAATGCGGTTAAAAGTCAGAATGTCGATGTGAGCGGCGGAGATAATGCTGTTTTCATCTCCGCCCTGCTGTTCAATGTAATCTGCATACATTACGCAACCTCCGTTGTGTCAACATCAACATAAATACTGTCAATCTTGCCGTCTTTGCCGTTAGGGAAAACAAATGTATCGGAAAGTGTACGGTTCTGATAGAGCCAACCGTCACCCTCTGTATGTGCCCCCGGTGCAAAGAAGTAAATACTTGAAATTTTCGGTACAGTCTTGCAGGTATCACCACAAGCGACAAGAACATTGATTTTGTGACCGCCTGTGGCAGGTTCAAAACCACCGTTAGCAGGATTGAAGTTGAAACTATCATAGAAACGCTCATCGTCAATAACCTCGATAATAGGGCAGCCGTCAATCTCGGTTACTCTTGTTTCAATTCCCATACCGCCCTCGGCAATCTGGGTAAGCTCTATCTTACGGGTAAATTCGGTTGACTGCTCAAGGCAATCCATAATGTTTGATGTTACATAAGCAACAAGTGTGCCTCTTGCCTTGTATCTGCGGAGCTTGCCGGCTGAAAGAATAGTCTTGAGCTTTGAGTAAGCGCTTGCTTTGGTCCATTCTGTTGACTTGGTAGCTGAATGATAGCCGTCTGTTGCCTGCGCCTTTGCGGCAACCTTTGAAAAGAAAAGTGCATCGGTTTCCGGTGCAACCTGTGTCTGCTCAAACACCTTTGAAATATTCTCAACCTTAGCGGTTGCGTTAGTTTCGTCAACATCTGCCTTATCCACAAGGAACTCAATATCTCTGTCGTGCTCGCAAGTGAAAGGAACATCTGTCTGTGTATATTTGCCTTTGTTCCAACCTCCCTCTCTGCTGTGGTTCTTAAAGCCTGTCGTTGACATCTGTGTAAAGTGGAATGTTCTTGCACCCACCCATTTTACATTTGAAGTGATGAATGGTGAAGTAAGTGTGCCCTGCATAAGAATTTCGAGCAAATCCGGGCTGAACTGCTCTGCATAGTTATTTGTGTTTGCCATAGTTAAATTGTCCTTTCTTAAATATTAAATCTGTTCCATTTCTTTGTCGGAACGCTTGAATTTTGCTTAGTACCGTCTGATGTACCGTTACCGTCGCCGCCGATTTTCTGAACACCGCCAGCGTTTTCGCTTGCTTTTGCTTTGAATGCAGGAATATCGTCAAGCACTTTCTTAACCGCCTCGGTAAGCTTTTCTGTGTTGATTTTGCCATCTGCCGTTACAGCCGAAAAGTCTGCCATTTTGAGTACATACGGAATGCTTGCCACATCTACGCCCTGTTTTACGGCTTCGAGGGTTGCCGACTGATTGACTTCTGCCGTGAGCTTTGCGTTGTTTGCGGATTCAACTTCCGACTGCATTTTCGCAATGTCGGGTGTGTTCTTGGCTTTCTGCTCCTTAAAAGCACCGATTGCCTGTTTCATCTCATCTGCTGACAATCCCTGCTCCTTGAAATACGACTTTAAAACCGTATCTTCGGCTACGCTCTGCTTGCCGTTAATAAGACTTGCAAGCTTGTCATAATCAAACGCAGGTGCAGGGTTGCCCTGCGGTGTCGGCTGTGGTTCGTTTTGGTTAGGTGTTGGGTTATTTTCTGCCATATTTTATCAATCCTTTCAGTTATCGGGTGTCTCCCATAGTCAGTTTATAGAGTGTCTCTCTGTTTCAGTTTTTCTCGGTGTCTCCCGTAGTTTAATGTCTTCGGACAATAAAAACGCACCTGTGCAGTCACTCACAAGTGCGTTTTAAATATGTTTTGTCAATTTTCTCTTAGGCTTTGGCTTTTCCTCGGCAGGCACTTCCTCGACTGCCTCTTTAACATAGCCAAGTTTGATAAGGTCTTTTGCTCTGCTCTCGGAGCACTCAAAAACTTCATTAATCGGTCTGTTAATAAACCCCTCGGTTTTATCGTTGAACGATGTAATTACTCTTACTTTCATTTTGTCACCGCCTTTCTGATTTTGTGTATTAAAAAAGCACTCAATCCGATTGATTAAGTGCTAATAATAAACTTATAAACCTGGTGTAATTTCTTTTATTCCCTTTGCGGCTTTATACATTCTTTGCATAATAGAGTTTTCTCGCAAATACTCAAGACCTTTTAAAGTGATTTCGGGTCTTGTCAATTCAACTTGCGGATAGGAACAATCATAAGACTCCCACACATTCACTCCTGTTATATATCCGCTGTCAAAAAGCATTTTTATTATTCTACACCATTTTGGTTTAGATATTTCCAACGATTTGTAACTTAATATTGAGTTATCAAATTCAGATATATCCATACTGTTTTCTAATTTCTTAAGTATTTCATATATAATCTTAAAATTCTCATCCATAAATACACCTTTCTAATGCGAAAACCGCCCACAAGGAGCGGTTAGTTAGTAATCAATTTTAAGCATATGTCTTCCGGTTCTATTAAAGTATTCTTCATCGGCTTTTTTCGCCTCTGCTTTAATTTCATCCGGTGCATCATTCTTTATTCTACGATTACAGTTACAGTCAAGATATGACCATTTATCAAATTTATCGAATTTTTCTGTCAATTTAATCTCCTCCGGCAATGATTTTTGCAACTTGTTTTGCTGTTGCACCTGATTTTTTACTCATACTCTCCGCTAAACATTCTGATATAAATTCATCTAAATTCTTTAAGGCATATTTTGAAACAGAATATTTACTTTGAAATTCATTATTATTAAATTCAGGTAAAGACATCATTATTGCTCTTATCTTCTCAAGTTTATCATCCCATAACGGGTCATTTAACCTATGCTCAAGCTGTATCGCATGACCTATCTCGTGTCTGAAAGTATGCAAAGAATGTGCCGAGGACCATTTATCCGATTTCTTCATCTCTTGTGCTTTTTGTGCGTGTTCAGACAGAGCATTTTTCTTATTCGCAAACCTTAATAAAAGTTCTCCCGAATTATCGTAAAACTCGCCATAATCCGTTGAATTTTTAGAATTAAGTATGCCGACTCTTGAAATGGTTGTTACTTTACCGAATTTCTTTTGCATATTTTCAAGTTCGTTATTAAAAGTTTCCTGAACTTCTTTTGTAACACCATTTTCAAATTCTATTATACCACTATTTACGGATTTTTCAACATCTGTCTTTGCTTTTTCAGCAATGATTTCAGATTTTTCTTTTTTTGTGATTGATTCACTGTCTGATATTTTATGAATATAATCCTCCTTTTGCGCCGCCAACTTATCCGCCCTGTCGTGCCACTCGTCTGCTCTTGCTTTAGCAAACTTCTCGTTATCCTCGTCAAGGCTGTATTTTGCCCTGCGGTCAAAGCGTTCGGCTTGCTTTTCTGCGTGCTGCTGCTGTACTTCAAGTCCTCTTTGGCGGTCAAGCTCCTCAAGTTCGTCATCGGAGAGAGGTCCGCTCAAATCGTCAAGTTCAGGGTAGTGTGTGCTTGTGCTGTCCTTACAGCGAGGGTGGAAAAGTCCCTCCGCTATGGCGGTTGAAAGCAGCGGATAATCACCGTCCGATTTTTTGCCGTTTGAATACACATCATCAATAAACACCCTGCCTATATACTTTGCACAATCAGGGCAACCGCCCTGTCTTGAGTTTACCACAACAAGCGAAAGTCCGTACTTAGCTCTTTCTTCACCCTCACCTCTTAGATACGCTCTCTTGTTCGCCGTCTTGATTGCCATATCCGCATAGTCTGAAAGCGTGTGCCTTGCACCGTTCTTGTACTCCACACAATTCAGCCCTGCGTTTAGCATATCCTTACAAGCCATATCAACTGCTTTTTCGTATGTGCCTGCACCGGTGTTTGCGTACACCTGAGCATTGAAGATTGCCTTGCGATACTTGTCATTGCTCATTCGCAAAACTGCCGTTTCTGCCCTCTTTAAATCGTCTGTGGTCGATTTTACAAGAGCATTGAGCTTACGGTTATTGACCTTAAAAAACTCGCCTGTGCTCGCTCCTGTGGGCATATGCGGTGTAAAGCCGTTCTTAATAGCCTCGAGGATTTTCACTTCCTGTTCTGCGTTGCCGTCGGCTCTTGCGGTGTGTATCATCTCTTCAACCTTGCTGTTAATGCTCTTGAACTGCTTGCCGAATTTTTGGGCATTCGTTTTGCGGTACTCCTCAAGCGCCTTTAGTTGTTCTGCCTGCCATTGGGTCCAATTATAGCCCTCTTTGGTTTCCTCGGCTCTGTGTCGGCTGAAATTGCGCATCATACTGTCAATAAGTTCATTTTCGATTTTTTCAAAGGCTTTTCCGATATCATAATCACTCATCTGTCAATCCTGCCAAATCATCGAATGACGAGGTTTCGTCCTCGCTTGCAATGCCCTGTTCTTCTTTTATCCTCTGTACCTCTTCGGCTTTCCAATCGTCCGATTTGCTGTCGCCGTACAGTTCCTCAACAGAGGTTTCAACCGACATCAAACCGCCCTGTCTTGCCTTTGACACGGTTTCAACCTGACTTTCAAACGACGGATTGGCGTACTCACCAAAGTTTACGGATACCTCTATTCCGTCAACAATTCCCTTGCCGTTAAGCTCACTGTCGGCATTCAACACCGCATTTACAAGGCTCTGCATAGCGTTCTCGGTGAGTTCAACAAGGTTCTGTCTTGTATACAGAGTTGTTTTTTCTTTTTCCCTCTGTGCCTCGGCATTATCGAGTTTTTTTGTATCAATACCGAGCGTTGACGGAGAAATAACCCCCTGCAAACAGAGGTCAAGTGCGGTGATGTATGAGCTTAAATAGCTTTCGTGCTGAATCTGCGGACTTTCTGTATAAATCCTGTTGCCGTTGCCGTTTTCCGACATATCGTTTCCTACTGCAATAAATCGGTTATCAAAGGAATTTGGCGATATCGGCTGACAGGTTTCGGGATTTCGAGGGATAAGACATTCAGGCACATACTGCTTTGTTCGGCAGGCTCTTAAAGCGTCCATCCACTGTGACCACACTTCATCAAGGCTGTCGAAAGCGTCTGTTTTTATGCCGATAATACCCGCACCTCTGCCCTTGTGGCACGATTTGCCGTAAATAACCGGTACTGCCCACATATACGATGTATCAAAGGTTACACCGTTGCTGTCTATCCAATCAAGTGCCTTAACTGTGTGTAAATCGACCTCTCTGCCGTTATCATCATACAAAACATAACGAATATAGCCGTAACCGTATGTTTCCTCAAAACGGAAATGTCGGTGATTTTGCGTGTAATCGGTATAAAACTTAACCTCTCTGATTCTGCCGCGCACATAAGTAAAGTCGATATTTTCGGCAGGATACCATTCGATAATCGGAACATCTGATACAGCCGTGTCAAAGCTGACCTTAAAAGCACCGTCACCCACAACGCAAAGGTCAAGGAGCATTTGCTTTATTACACCTGCGAGTTTGTTTTCTTTCTCTATCTCCGCCCACCGTTCGGCATAAGCTGTCGTATTTTTGCTTGTAACCTCTGTACCGTTGTAGTCTGCAATCACAATATTGGCGAGTGTATCGCAAATGAGAGCGGGCAAGCCTGTGTGGATTTTTCGTATTTTCAGCCCCTGGGTACACTCGGCAGACCAAAAGCGTGTTTTGTCGCTGTCAAGCTGTGTATAAAGCTGTGAAAGCTGTCTGCTGCTGCCCCAATACCAAATGCGGTTGGTAAAGCATTCGGTTTGATGATTGCTCGTTTCGTCAACGGTTATCGTCCTGTCGGGCGCTTTAGTGATATGTAAAAAATTCCTTAGTCCTGTTCTGATTGTATCAGCCATTCTGTTTATCAGCCCCATTTATTTCACTTCCAATAATATTTTTAAACGGCAGCCACGCATACTGCCCACTGTTTATACAATGGTCGTGACCGTCCTCGGGTGTATTGTCTTTATCTTCTCGCCAACTGTAAATCTCAAACTCGGCAATTGTATTCTTGCAATGTTCAAGAACAAAATAACAGTTGATGGCAAGCCAGCCGAGTACGAGATTGATACGGTCGATATTCTTGGTTTTCTTCCATGCATTTACGAAATCATAAATGCAGCCGTGCTGTCGCTTGTACTTTTGATATTCTGTAATCGTTGCTTGGTCTGCATTATCAATAAAAGCAGTTCTCGCAAAGCCCCACTCATCTCGGTTGCGGTCAAGAAAATCAATGAAATTTCGTACCGTATCACTCGGAGCAATCGGAGTTTGAAGTTCGGCATTGTTATACACCCTTTCGTCAAGCTGAATACACTTGCCCTTGTTTGTAATACCGAAAAAGGTCATTGCGATTGTGTCGGGTGACTTCTGCGAATATGCGGTGTCAAGTCCTGCCGTAAACTGAATAAAATGCTCGCTTTTACGGTCGGAGTTTAAAAACCGCTTTGCCCATTCTTTTGTTTTTATGTGCCTTGCCCTCTCAAAGTTTGAGAATACAAGCCCTGTTGCTTTTCCTCTTAAACCTAAGATTTTGTTCTTGTAAAGCTTCGTGCCTTTCGGAGCAGAGGCTTTTTTCTTTTCAACCTGTTCGGGTGTAAGGCTTAAATTATCGGTAAAAGAAAAGAACCAGTACCGCCAATCCGGTACAGGTTCTTCGTTAAGCTCCGCCATAATCTCGGGCGGAACATCTTTTGCGTATTTCTTAAACGGTCTTGAACGGTTTACAAATTCTTTGTAAACAGGCAAAGACGGGTCATCGGGGTTAAGTGTTGCAAGCAAATAGTCATTACGGGTTGACATTTCTCGGATAAACTCAATGTCGGCGGTGTTTATCTCATCAATATACACACAGCCGAACTGTGCACCGAGTACCATTTCCCACTTATCTCGACTGCTGTAACCGAGAATATAGATAATTTTGCCCTCAAACTTGATATGCGGCAGTTTGTAATCCTTGTCGCCGTTACCGCAGTAAACAGCGTTTCGGTGAAGGTCAAGAATACCATTGTCCTGCTGAATGATAGTTTCCTCCGCCTTGCCGGTTGTCTTGGCGGCAATGGCATGTATCTTTTTGGAACTTTGCGACACCATTCGCATAAACTTTACACCGGCACCGACCGTTGTCTTGCCCGATGCGGTAGTGCCCTCAAGAAATTCAGCCGACACATTTGTTGTGTTTATGAAGTCAATGTACTTTTGCGACAAAGGAAAGCTACTCACTCAAGCCCTCACCGCCTAACTGTCTGAACACATCAGAGAGCTTTTCGGATTGCTCAACCTTTGCGTCAACCTTGACAATGTATTCACCCGTCATTTTGTTGAGCGTGTCAATCGCCCTGATTCTGTCGGAGGTGTCCTGCCCGTCATTCCTTGCAATGTCGGACAAAGCAACCTGTCTGTCCTTTGCACTCATAATGCGCTCATCTTTGAGCCTGTCGGACAGCTGTTTGATGTACTCTGCAACTCTCACATTCTCTAACAATTTGCAGGCATTGGCATTTGCGTAATTCTCGGAATATCCTGCCTGTATCGCACTCCAAACGGTGTTACCGCTCTGCGCATAATATTCCGCAAACTTCCTCTGCCTTGCATTTAATTTGTCTTTCACGGTATCACCGCCCTTTCGATTTTTCGATACAGCAAAACCGCCCTCAATTGAGAGCGGTCTGCCGTTGTCTTGAAAATTAACTACAAAATATCTCTTGTTGTTGGCTTCTTCATTTTATATTATACTGCACCTAAACCGAAAAACCGAACAACTTTTACCAACGGTGGCGGTTGCACATAATTCTTATGTTATCCGGTGTATTTATTCCGCCTGTATCAACTGCTATCTTCGCCCAGCTGTATCGCAAGCTAAGGTGCATAAACAAACAGTTCTCCACAAAATCGTCACGAGATAGGCTGTTGAGCGCTGCGTTTCGGCGGATTTCAAGGTTTTGTATCTCTCTCTGAATATCTGCAATCTGCACCACCGCATTGCCTACCTTGTCGGAGGTCTGACCTGACGGAACGATTCGTTCACCCAGCGTGCCTGCTGTGTTATCCGCCTCGGCAGAAATGCGTACTATCTTCGCCCTCAGTCTCGAAATCTCTCGGTTAATCTCCTTAATCTCTTTAGCCGTCAAGTTATCACCTCCAAATCATCAAGATAATCAGCCACAATTTGAAATGCAAGCAGCATACCCTCGCTTATGTAGTAGTTCCTGTCTTTTCTGCTTTCGTTAAGCCTGTTCATCTTCTCCTGTTCACTTTCTATGCGTTCGGATATTTCAGCTTTTAATTCGTCAAGTGTCATTCTTCTGCCTCACTTGCCTCACTTTCAAACCAATGTTTCTCACTTGCCTCACTCTCAAGCCACTGCTTTATGCAAGCAGTGCAATCATCATCAAAACAGCTGTCGCTGAATTGCTTTTCCGCAGGGTCGTCGGCATACGATGCTACATATGGACAATCAAAAAAGGCTATACAGCTATCAGCCATTTCGTCGATACTCATTGATTTGATTTTTTCATAATTAGTCATTGTGTTTACACCTCACTTTAACAATTCGTCTGTTGTAATGTTAAATAAATCTGATATAGCTATTATGGTTTCGATATTAGGCTCAAATTTTCCCTGCTCATAGTGAGATATACTTGTCCTGCTCAAATAGAGCTTTTCGCCCAACTCATCTTGCGTTAATCCATTTTCAAGTCTTAACGCTTTTAGCTTTTCGGGGAATGCCATTATTTTTCACCTTCCGTTTCATCAGACCAATCTAACTTCTGCCCACAATGGTGGCAGTAATTTGATATGCCTTTTCCTGTAAAAGCCTTTCCGCAGTTTGGACATTCATATGTCTGCACATAACGGATAACCTGTTCATCAGATTTAATAGGCTTTCTCGGTTGACTCAAATCTAATATTTTTTCAAAATCGTTGTAATCTTCTTCGGTTTCGCATCTAATTTCAACGGTCTTATATGGCTGTTTAGCAAGTTCAAATTGTTTTGTATCTTCGTTAAAAATTAAGTCCATAGTTTTATTTCACTCCTTTCAGCAGTTCCGGATTGTCATAGATGTTGCCGATAGCAACGGAGCGTTCGCAAAAGAATAAATCTAAATCGTCAACCACATTAGAGCTTGCTTCTCTTACTACCCATTTTCCGCCAAACCACAGAACTTCATAATTAGTAAGTCCACCGTCTGTATCACAAAAACTACAAATATCGCCCTCAAAGATTTTATTACCATTCTTATCTTTAAGTCCTGTGTACTGTCCGACTGTATCTGCGTAAACGGGATATTTTTCTACTGTAGGCTTTTGCTGATAAATTATTGCAAAATCACCCTCACCATTCTGTGGGAAAATACCGCCGTAAACCCAATTGCTTTGTATTTTTTCACCATTCAATCTGACTTTTTCGCCATATCTGCGAGTTTGACCTCTGAATAATATTTTTCTCATTTACTTTCACTCTCCTCAATCGGCTGATTCCAACACTTAACGCAGTCACCGTCGTTTCGGCAATCACCTGCACCCATAAGTCCCAATTCATAAGGACATATGCCTGTAGGCGTTCCGCCATCGCCAAGCGGAGCATTCGGATAATGTTTCAAAAATTCACTCAAATAAGTCTTCTGCGGATGCTCATCCGACCATTTCTGGACAATTGCAATTACCTTTTCGGGATAGAGCGTTTCAAGACCAAAACACGGTTCACCTATGCCATTATTTGAATGGCTCAAAGGGCAATCTAAACAATCAAGTTCACATATATATTCACCAGCATTTGGTTTATGTTTTTTCGTCATCCTTTGCTTTTCGGCAAAGTAATTTTCAGTTCTTGAACAATCAATCATTTTCTTTATCCTCTTTAAATTCTTCCAAGCCTTTCGAGTGCTGTATATTCTCCGTAGCTTAAGTGCGTTCCGTGCAGCTTATTATACAAATTGATTTTCTTGCATTTTTCTTCAAGTATATCGGGTTTATTGTAATTGCGTGCGGCTGTTTTTCTTAATTTGCTGTTTTTGATAATTTCTCTGTGCTGTTGCTTTCGCATTTCAACACCGCACTCGGTGCAGTATTTTTGATTTGCACTTCTTTTTTCAAATGCTTGCATACATAATTCGCAGATTGCCTGTTGTTTCATTGTTTCATCTCCCTTACCTTTTCGCTTATTCTTTTAACAAATCCGTTCTCATTTGTTAATAGCTCTATCGTCTGCAACGCAAGGCTTAGCATTTCGTCTTTGGTTGCCGCCTGCTTGTACATCTTGCGAACGAGATCGGCGGATTTCTTTATATCGTTTTGCAAGCGACCACATAGTCTTAAATACTCCTCGCCCTCATCGTGGTACTGTCTGTACTCACTCTGCAATTCCTGTTGAAGTTTCAGGCAAGTAATCATATCCCAGCCTTTATGACGATTGTTGTAGCCTACCTTTGCAAGCTTTGAAAAGTATTTGTATTCGACAGGCGGATAGTCGGTATAATCAAGCTGACCGTCAATAGCTTTATCCTCAAGCCTTGCAAACTCTGTTTTGTCTTTAAAATTCGGTTTCATATATTCCTCCCTGTGTCGGGTTGTGTCGGGTTTTCGTCATTTTACAATAACCCTTTATATATAAATATATTTTATTTTTTTCTTATACGAAAGGTTATAAAAACCCGTCAACCCGACACAACCCGACACACTTATTATTCAGAACTTAAAGATATGCCTGAAAAATATTTGTAATTTCTTCCTTTTATCTTCTCAAATCGTTTTGCAATCTCGGTGCTGAACTTGGTATTTGACATACAATATTCGTTGTTGCTGTCTGCCCACGATACATAGGCGGCATACAGTGTACTCGCCTGTACAGTGCCCTCAAGAGTACATTTATCCTCGATAAAAGCAGAAATAACATCCATTTCACGCCTGTACTCTCTCACACTCTTTAATACAGCGGCGGGCATTTGCAGGCCCTCTCTCTGCCACATCAGACAGCCGTCAATGCACCATTTAAAAATCCCTGTCATCTCCGCCTTTAGCTTATGCGTAAGGTTTTTATCTACCTTGTCCTCGGGTATCTGCACATTGAACGGTATCATATGTATTCTTCGCCAAATGCCTGTGTCTGTGCCTCTGATAATAGGTTTATGGTTTGTCGCCATCCATAATTTGAACTCGGGTTTAAACTCAAATTCCTCACTGTACAGCTTTCTTGCTGTTACCGTATCGTCACCTGTAAGCTGTTTTAAAAGTCCCTCATTCAGCCGCACACCCTCATTTGGCTCTACCGATGTAACAAGTCTTGCGCCCTTTAATCGTGCAATGTCGCTGTTTATGGCATTGCTCTGCGAGCTTTTCACCATAATGGTTTCGGGCTGAATATTCGCCGCATAATCGCCGAAAACATCTCTTATTACATCAATAAAAGTACTCTTGCCGTTTCGACCTGTACCGTAAAGAAAAAATGCACATTGTTCCGCCGTTGAGCCTGTCAGACTGTAGCCTACCGCCTTTTGAATGTATCTGATTAAGTCCTTGTCGCCTGCAAAAATATCGTCAAGGAACGCAAGCCAACGAGGGCAGTCGGCAGCTTCGGCGCAATCGACCGAAGTAATCTTTGTAAAGTAATATTCGGGGTTATGTGCCTTTACATCGCCGTTTTTCAGATTAATAATTCCACTTGGCGTGTTGAGTGCCATTTTGTATCTGTCCATTTGTATCGGCAAAATCGGAAGATGATGTTCAATTTCATTGAGCATTGCTTTTTTTGACTTATTTGAACGGCTTGATTTCATATGCTTTTCAAATGCTTTCGCCATATCTCCGCCGCTCTCTTCATCAGCCTGCAAGTAAAGCTTTGCCTCGGCTTTCATAGCCTCAACGCACTTATCTGCCATTCTTAAGATAACACCGAGATTGTCGACGCTCCACCTCATTGAATTATAAAAATACCATTTCTTTTCCGTATAGCAGTAGCGAACATTTTCGCCAAACAGGTCAACAAACCTTTCTGCGTTGCCCATATCGTCAAATGTATATGCACGCATTTTTTCTTCGTCGACAGTCTGAATAACCTTGCCGTTGCCGATTGAAATCGAATAATCGTTTTGTTTTTTAGGGTTATAGGTCTGACTGCAGCCCGATATTGCTTTTTGCAGGGTGATTACTCCGTATGTAGTGCCTGACTGCTTTCTGTCCCACTTGTCACGCATTAACCCCGATTGGCGGAAAATTGCGTCCATTTTTTCGGCATCGCAGCCGCACCAAAAGGCAAGCATATTGCAAAATGCCATATCCGCCTCGCTCTGTGATGAGTAAGCCGAAAAGTCACCGCTGTACAGAGCCTTGAAAAGACTGCCGTTCTTAGCGCTGCAGGCGGCTCTGACGATGTCATCAACGGAATTTAAATTGACCGTAATATTCTTGTTCGGCTTAGGCTCTGCCGCCTTGCCGAGATATTTGGAGTGCAACGGCTTAACACTCTCGGTACAATCGTTGATGTATCCGTATTCCGAGCAGTAGTTTCCTGTCACAACGAAAAATCTGCCGTTCTCGTACATTTCAAAACCGCCCAAATCATTCTTTGCCTTTCTTCTGCCCACGGGAAGAGTTCCCTTGCAAATTATATGAACGCCTGTTTTGCTCTGCGAAAATTCTGTGTAGCTCTGTAAAGTGTTCACGAACTCGCTGATTATGTTGTCAGCTCCGCCGTTTTGGTAATCCTGAATGTCATTCGGCATATCGTCAAGGTCAACACCGAAAAACGGTGAATTTGAGAACATAAAGCCTATGCCCGAATATTTGGCGGATTCTCTGACAGCGGTTTCAAAATCCGACCAAGTGTCGGGATTGTTTGACTGGGCAAGTCCGCCCGTCTTTGGATTGACGGGCTTCTTAGAAATGCCGCTGTGCGACTTCGGGTCAGGGTATGCCTGCCAACACACCCAATTTTTATAGCCTTTTAATTCCTGCGGAATTGCACTGTATTTATCGTTAAAATTTGTAAATCCCATATTTTATACCTCCTTATGGATTCTTATGAATTTCATATGTACCGACTTAAAATTCAAAAGTTGCATAAATTAGTGCAATTTCCGTAAAAATTTTCTGAATTAAAACGGTAAATCATCATCAAGCGGCATATCCGTAAAGCCTTGATTTGTCGGCTGTGCAGATGCATAGCTTTGCTGTGGCTGTGCATAGGCTGTAGCTGTATTGGTCGTCGTCTGCTTTGGAATATGCTTTACAGTCAGATATTTTGTAGGATTTCTCCAGCTTACTCGCTCCTGTGTTTTTCCGTTGTATTCTTCGTGCTTTATAGTTACACGCATTGGCTTATTGACAAGCTCACCGCAGAACCGCTCAAGGCTGTCGTACTCCTTGCCATCGGGAAGTCCTGCCGCCTTGCCGAGTGCCATAATCTGACCATAGCTGTATCCCTTGACCTGCAAGTCTGCGTTTGTAGGCTCTTTCTTCTTCCACAATGTATCAAATATATATCCGTTTTTATAGTTCTGCTCAACATCATTTCGGATTACCATTGAGATGTTCAGATTTTCTTTGCCATTCTTTGTTACTCTCTCCTCAACCTTAGCGATAAGGCACTCGTAATCACCTTCAGGCTTGATTGAGCTGCCCTGTGTTGCTTCGTTCCAGTTTGATTTAAAACCCATGATTATTCCTCCAAAATTAATTTAATTGCTTCATTGGCACTTCTGCATATTCCTGCTACCGCACCGTTGAATTTCATCATCTGTAAAAAGTTATGCTGCTTTTCGGTTGCTCTGCCTTTTGCTGTTTTAACCTCAATGAATACCGCCTTGCCGTCTGATTTTCTGACACCGAATAAATCAGAAAAACCCGGTGGTACACCTGTGCTGAAATATCGTCCGTCCTTTGTGTAACCCTGTCCGACATTGATACGAAAAATATCGCAGTACGGTGCAATTGCAAGGCGGATTTCATTCTGTATAGCGTGTTCTTCTGTCAAGCTATCAATCCTCTCTTTCGTGCTTGATAATACGCCCAGCCGGGCTTATAGCCGTGTGTTTTTGCGTAAACGAGTAAATCGTTGTAGCTGCCGCAATCAGATGGTGAACTGAAATCGAGCTTAAAGCCCTCAACCTTTATAAGCTCTGCGGCAGTATCAAAATCAACCTTTCGCTCTGCTGTCGGAAATTCATATCCGCATCGAGGGCATACGGCTTTCTGCCCCGGTGGTGGTGCAGAGAATGTAAGAAAACACTCGGGGCATTGCTTGACCTTTGCTGCCTGCTCGTCCTCAAGCTTTTTAACACTCTTTTTCTCTCGTTTTTCAAGTGACCACACTCTGTCATCGTCAGGCATTCCGTGTCTTGCATAGTTGCCCACATGGTCAATGATTACCGCCCTTTTGTTCGGTCTGTATCGCATACATCGCATTGACTGCTGAATGTAAAGCGTAAGGCTGTGAGTAGGTCGGAGCAGAATTGTACATTCGCAGTCGGGCACATCAAAGCCCTCTGAAATCAAATCCACATTGCAAAGAATTGTAATTTTGCCGCTGCGGAATTCGTTTATAATCTGTTCTCTTTGAGCTTTCGGGGTACTTCCGTCAATATGCTTTGCCGGAATGCCTGCCTCACAAAAAGCCTGTGCCGTTGCTTGACTATGCTTAACCGTTGAACAATAGCACACCGCTTTTTTGCCGTCTGCAAGCTGTCTGTAATACTTGATTACATCTCCGAAAACTGTATTTTTAGTCATTGCTTTTTCTATCTCGGAGGCGACATATTCGCCCATTTTGGTGTGCAGTCCTGTAAGGTCGGCAACACTCGGAGCATAGTAATCATATGGGGCAAGGCAGTTATGCTCAATGAGCCACTTGGTACTTACTCCTACAATCAGCTTATCGTTGACATCACCCAAGCCGTCACCGTTTAGACGGATAGGTGTTGCGGTGACGCCAACCCTCGGCACATCTGAAAAATATTCATAAATGCGTTTGTAGCTTTGTGCAAGGCTGTGATGATTTTCGTCCGTAATGATTAACGCAGGCTTAGGAAGTTTTTTAAGCCTGCGTGTAAAGGTTTGTACCATACCAATCTGACATAAATCCATAAGCACACCCCAGCGGGCAAAGGTTCTGAATATTTGGTCAACAAGCTCTCTCCTGTGAACAAGGAACAGCACCCGTTTACCGTTCCAAGTCGTCCGTCTTGCAATTTCTGCGACAATGCAGGACTTTCCGCCACCGCACCCAAGGACAATGCAAGGAGCTTTGTAACCCTCTCGCCAAGCTTGCCTTACTTGCTCCACAAGGTCATTCTGATACGGTCGAAGCTGCATTTCCGGCACCCTCTCTCTGCTTTTCCTGTTTCTTCTGCTTTATCAGCTTTGCGACACACTGCATACAGAGCTGTCTGCCATAATTTTTTATTGTGCCGTCAATAATCTGCTTAACGGTGCGTTTACCGTCAGAAAGTATCGGTGCTTTGCACTCATCACAATACTGTTCGGGTTGCATTGAATAGTATGTTCTCAATGCTTCATCAACAATTTTAAGGTCATTTGATATGTACATTGAATCAAACAAGCCTATCGGACTTTTGCAGGTGTCGTTGCCGTCTGTTTGTGTTGCAAAAAGATACTTGCCGTCAACAACAACCGTTTTCAAAACTGTGGTAAACATTCCCTCAACCGAGATTTTTTCGTCAAGCATCTTACCGATTGTTTTAGCTTTTTGTCTGCCGTTTTCGTCGGTATCAATATGACTTAAAAAATAAACAATTGTATCGCTTGGTAGAGTTTCAATCTGTTTCACAAGTTCCCAAAAATTTTTGCCAATGTCGGTAAACTTCTGAAAGCCTGTTTCCTTGGCTCTTCTCATATACTCGTTAGCCATGAGATACTGTGCGTCATCAATTGCAATCGACTTACATTTCTGCTTTTTGATAAAGTCCTCAATATCAATGTAGTTGTCGGAATTGATTGAAGAAGTAAATTTTGTTCTGAACGGGAGTGATTTTCCATTCACATTTACAAGAGCAAGTTCATTTGCTTTGAAATTTCTTAAAGAGGCAGATTTTCCGCTGCCTGAATATCCTAAAACCAATATAGGTAATCCCATAAATAACACCTCACTTAATACTTAATGACTGCTTGGCTTCCATATGTACGAAGGGGATTTCTTCACCCTTTTTGCAGAGAGCTTTGACATCATTCTTTTTCACTTCGGGCATACTGTATTTCAAAAGGTGGGCAAGATTGTGTTCCTCTGCCCACTCAACGAATGAAATTTCATCATCAATAACAAGGCTCGGTGCGTTGTTTCTGATTGATACAACTGCGTGCGGCATATCTACCTTGCTCCTGCCGATTGCTTTCATTGCGTTAAGAAGATATGCAGCGAGTTTTTCAACCTCTCGCTCTTTCTGCGACTGCCTCTTAGCGATTGCAGATTTCTCAAACTTGAGTATATTAGCCTCGGCTTTAAGCTGTTTGATGTAGACCGCAATGCTTTCTGCTTTCTCGTCAAATTCGCCCTCAATGCCCTCGAGTGTATCAAACCACGCTGTAAGCATTTTTTCTTTGTATGCCTCAACATCTTCGATAATGTCGCCGTTGCCGTCAATCGGCTGACCGTCTGCGTCAGTATCGGGTTCATATTCGTTTATGTCTTCAAATTGGCTGAATAATTCAGCAAAGCTTTCCGTAAGCTCATAAAGCTTCATTGCTGCTCCCCCTTAAAGATTTATGTTTTGTGTGGCAAGTGCTTCTATTAAATGTTCAACCTTGCCCTTGAAAAATTCCTTGTCTTGTGACTGCTTTGCGAAATCGAGCATACGGATAAAGCTGTCATATGCGATTGAAAAATAAGCCTTAAAGACATCCTTGTCATCTGATGTACCGTCGGCAGTCTGAACATTTTTCAGCCTTTCTTCATACTCATCTTTCTGTCTGCGAAGAGCCTCTTGCTTTTCGTCCTCAAGCTGTTTCCTTACGATTTTTTCGTTCTCACGATATTCTGCTTCGAGTTCGTCATTGCGTTTGATGTTCTCACGCTCAAGTGCTCTGATGGTTTCGTTCAGTCTGCGCTCATTATCGCTCGGCTCTGCAACGGCAACCTCAATAGGACGGCTTTCAAGCTCCTGAACTTTATTCGTCAGCTTGAAATTTTTGTTCTTTTCCTCTGCAAGCTGATTTTCAATATTGCGGCAGATTTCTTTTGAAGTGTCCGCCTGTTGCTTGTAATAGTCAGCGTCTTTCTTAGTGTTATTGAGCTGTCTGCAATAGTCAATGCTCTTGTCGGTTGCCTCCTGCTTTTCGTCTTTCAGCTTTTCGATTTCAGCTTTTAACTGCTTGACCGTTGTGTTTTCAATGTCAAGTTTTTCGGCGATTTCTGCCTGTTCGGGTTCGCTGATTGTGGCAAGAAGTGATAGCTTTGTCATTCCGATTTGTGCAATCGATTGCACATTTTCAGCGTTTATTTTTTCTACAATAGAAATATAGTTATAAACATTTCTGCGTTTCATACCTACTTCATTCTCGCAGTACTCCTCAAAATTCGTGTAGCCAAGCTCCTTATACAGCTTGTTGTCACGCATAGTCTTGAGTCCGTTGCACATATCCCATATGTTCTGTTGTGCAAGGTTTGCACTTACAAGAATTTTCTGATGCAGTTCAATTGCCTGCTTATGCTGTTCGCTTACTGTTATTTCTGACATTTTTTATATCCTCCAAAAATTTAGTATATTGCTGTTCAAATTCAACAATTTCGGGTGGCTTTTTATAATTCGACTCTCGTTCGTTTTTGTAGCCGTGACATTGCACTATCGTCAGGCTTTTGGGATTTACTTCAATCGTGAAGTAAGGAATTGACGGTGACGCTTTATGCCGAATAAACAGGATTACTGTGTCACCTCTTGCGTGCCGTCTTACATATCCGCCGACGCAATGCTTAAGAATTTTTCCCTCTGAAATAATTTCTTCGCCTGTTTCAGGCGCAAGCATTACAAGATTTTGCGTGTCCATCAACAGAGGCTTAAGAGTTTTTGCCCTCTTAGCTATCATTTCCGCTTCAGCCTTATTTGTGTAATAAGCAACCTTTTCAACGGCTCTGTCGTGAGCCTGTTCAAGATGAGCAGGCATCAGCTCTTCAATTCCCTCGGGAAGTCTTTTGCAGTTGTCGAGATAATCCTTCCACAGCATTACTCTCTGATGATTCTTGCCGTACTTCAAAATCTGCCTGTATTTAACACCGGCATCGTGAATTTCGTTAACGGCAAAAGTCCCAAACTTTGACAGACTGCTTACAAAACCGCTTGCGTTCTGAATGTTCGGTTCTTCTTTAATAATGCTGCGGTAAAGCTCAATTTCGTTTGTGTCATATTCGGCAAAGCTGTGTATATCCGTCTTGCGACACCCAAGCATTTTAAGCAGATTGTTTTCTTTCCAATGGATTTTGTTTAGCTTTAGCTGACCGTTCATCAATAGGTCTGCAATCCTATCAAATCCGCCTTTAATCAAATACTCTGCATTGTTGTGTCGGACATATAAATTAAGCCACTTTAAGATTTCGTGAACTGTGTACCTATCTGAAAGCTCATCCGCACACGAATATCTAAGATCCGTATCAGCTATTACATCAAGATTTAAAAGTATGGTTGAATCCCAGCCTGAATACAAGGTTTTTTCTGACGGACCCCAATACCACGCTAAGCCCTGTGAAGCAGAAGGAATAATTCCGTCTGTTTTCATCGGATAAAATGTTTTGCCGTACCACTTGTATGCAAATCTTTGCATTGCGTGTTGTTCATATACATACAGATATTCATTTGAAAAAAATATTGCGGCATCATTTCGACAGGATTTTCGTTGTAAATATCTTCCGAAAATCTCTGATAAACCGTTACAAATCTGATGTACAGTCTGCCGTCAACGGCAAAGCAAAAACCAAACTTGCGACTTCTTTCAAGTTTCTTTCTGCCGTAATGCAAAGCCTTTGCTTTGACGGTCTCACCACAATGGTTGCATATGTGAATTTGATTATGTGCAAGACCGAACGGCTCATTAAGATGCCAGCAACGACAGCTTGTACAAAAGCAATCACATCTGTCCCTGCCTTTATTTTCATAAAAGGCATACTGTGGAAAATACTGCACTATTTGCTCTTCGTTTTCAACTGTAATATCAGGAATATTCTCGAGCAGGTATTCGGGATTTTTAATCATACCGACACCTACCAATCTATAAGATTGCCGAGGTCAAGAGTAACCGGATCCGTCTTCTGCTCTGCTACATCAGGCTCTTCAAGCTCATACTCGGACATATGTATCTGCATTGCGAAAGTAACCTTTGCTCCGGGAAAAATCTTACCGACAATCTGCTGATACACATCAAGGTCGGAAACTGCAGCGGGGAGCTTCTTTCCCACTTCGTCAATCAGGTTTTCAAGGTTCTCTGCAGCCATAACGGCTCTTGCAAATTCCTCGTTCTGCTCTAAAAATTCGCAGAGCATTTTCTTTACCGGCTCAAGAATTGCTTTAGATTTACGGTCTTTAAGATTTTTTTCGTTGCACAACTTGATTTTTTTTGTTGCAGAGGATATAATTGAATTAGGCTTATTGTTCTTTGTGCTTGTGGCATTCGCGGTGTCACAGGCACTTTTTTTATTGCTCATTTCTTCACCTCCTCCCCGAAAACATCATATGCATACATACTGTTAATGCGTTGTCTAAGCCTTATGTTTTCGTTTTTGTAACCGTTGATTGCGTCATTCTTAATGCAAAGGTCAAGCCTTGCGTTCTCAAGCTCAATCTGCAAGTGCTTAACCAAGCTATGTAAGTGCTTGTTCTCGTCCTTAAGACTGCGTTTTGTTTTAATGTGTCTGAGTGCCATTCGTTACGCCTTCTTTCTGCTGATAAGCATTTCTAAAAGCTGTGTGGTCTGCAAAACATCAATACCGCTTGCATATGCTTTGAGCCTGTCACAAGGAATATTGTAAGTCCATCTGCCCTTTTCGCTCTGTACTGCTGTACCAATCGGCAGTGCTTTTTGCTTTAAGCCGTCATACACAAAGTTAAGGGCCACACCGAGATATTTAGCCGCCACGATCGGCGGGACATCTCTGTACTCCTGATTTGTTTTAGGATTGATAAGGATTT